ATATGTCAGGGTCAATCAGCTCGGAAATGTCACGAGACTTTTTGAGCGAAGTAGCAGGCATCATGGAACAGTTCAACAGCTACAAAATACACGTGGCCACATTTGATACTGAAGTGTACAATCCACAACAATATGACAGTGAAAATCTTGACTCCATTACTGACTATGATCTCCAAGGCGGTGGCGGCACAGACTTTGAATGCATGTACAACTATTTGAAAGAAGCTGATATCCAGCCCAAGCGGCTGGTGGTGTTCACAGATGGTTTTCCATATGGTTCATGGGGCGACGAGAACTATGCAGACACTGTGTGGGTGTTGCATGGTACCACCACAATTGTGCCACCCTGGGGCCAGTATGCTTACTATGAGGAAGAAAAATGAAAACTGTAGTAGAGTGTTTGATCATAGTGGCCATGGTTGAAGCACTCTACTTCAATCTTACTGCAATTCCCAAACAAGACTACATTCACAATAATCCTTATGTATACAGTTGGGTAAGAAAATGAATGAAAACCTAAGAAAATTGATGTTGGCAGCTGGCTATGCGGCTCCAGAATTGGCTGGTCGCGCTCAACAATTGGCCGAGTTGCTGGTTCAAGAATGTTGTAATATTGCTGATCAAGTAGAACGAGCAGACATGGATTCTTATGTGAGTAAATTTATTCGAGCACATTTTGGAGTTGAAGAATGAAAAATCTATTTAAGCAAACACGAGTTGTGTATGACGCACACTTGAAAGAATATAACGTACAATATAAGAATTTTCTGTTTTGGAAATTTGCGGAATGTTATAAAGTGTCTGAGCATCTTCCTGATGAAAGAGCAAAAGAATTGGCAATTGAACGTGCCAAGAATATGTTAGATACCGTTGAAGTGTATCGTAGTCCTGGTCCATGTTATTATCCATAAGGATTAAAAGAATGAACGAACGAATTCGACAAATTAGACAAGAAGCATGGGCTTTTGTGAAACATGACCTTGAAACGGTAGAACGAGACCATGTGGTAATGTATTCAGAACATTTAGAAATGCATTACGCAAAGTTTGCCGAGTTGATTGTTCGGGAATGTGCTGACCGAATTGTGAACACACTATTGGCAGACTTAGAAGGGCCAGATCCAGATGATGTGCTTTGGTTGGCGGCTAAACAGGTTAAAGAACATTTCGGAGTTGAAGAATGACCGACCGAATTGTCAAGAATTGGGTGACTGTACATAGGTGTAATGTTGAAGCAGCATTAAAATGGGCAAAAAATTATCCACAATATATCACCAATGACTATGCCGTTATTGGTGGTCGTACTGAACATTATCAAAAGGGTGATGATGAAGACAATTTCGATTTCTTTTGGGTAATGTCTGAACCAATGGAACAATTTAAGAAACATTTCGGAGTTCAATTATGAACGAACGAATTAAACTACTTGCCGAAGAGGCTGGATTTATGGACTCATGATTTTCCGAATCCGGTGATGATTGTGAACAAGAACTTAAAAAGTTCGCCGAGTTGCTTGTTCGGGAATGTGCTGAGATTGCTGATAAAGGCTGGGCGGCACCAGGTATACAGATTAAACAACATTTTGGAGTTGAAGAATGAACGAACGAATTCGAGAACTTGTTAAGCAAGCCACTACTATCGAAGAACATAAGTGGGGAGTAAGTTATGATAATTTCAATAAAGAAAAGTTCGCCGAGTTGATTGTCAGGGAATGTATTCAAGTTTGTGCTGACAGAGGTAAGCATCACGATGGCTTGTATAGTGCTTGGGCAAATGATTGTTCCGAGCGGATAGGAAAACATTTCGGAGTTGAAGAATGAACGAACGAATTCGAGAACTTGTCAGAGAATCTAACTTAGATGTGTACGGGTTAGGCAAGGAAAGATACAGGTGGGAATACACTGTAGAAAAGTTCGCCGAGTTGATTGTTAGAGAATGTGCTACCATTATAAATGATATTCCTTCAGCGCCACAAGGTAGTTGGAGTGATGGTTATTATGAAGGTTGTACAGATTCGGCAAAACAGATTAAACAACATTTTGGAGTTGAAGAATGATCAAAGGATTTGAACATGTTGGAACAGATCACAAGTGCAATGTATGCAGTTGCGAGTTTACTGAGGACGAGGGCGGCGTTTTGGGATACTTTGGTATTTTACCCGTGGCTTTCTGTCCTACCTGTTATTCAAGCATGGTTGACATGGTAAATCAGGACTTAGATTTAGATAATGAGTGATAGATTATTTTTCTTTGTCATTATGTTAATGGTAGCTACAATGGGTAACTTACCATTGTTGATTTTTTTATTTGCAGTTTATGTTTATTTAGATTGGCCTGAATAATGAATGAATTTGAAATTATTATAGTTACTAATGAATTAGTCAAACGTGGGGTTACACATTATACTATGCGTCCGGGCAATAACTGCATATGGGTAAGTTACAATGGCTTAGAAACTTATTGGATATTTCGAGAAGGCAAACTTGTTGACATACAAATAGATTAATGCTATAATAACACATCTTAACTAAGGAAATCTCATGGTACATTACGAAGTAGAATATGATGCCCGATTGGAAACTTATGTATTACACTACGCAGGTGAAATTTTTATTTTAGATGGCAGTACAGATCAAGAAGCAAGAACGCAAGCCAAGATAATCGTTGAGCGTATGGAAGATCATTGTTACGAGAGGGTATAACAAAAAATGAATGATGTTGATTATTTAACCTTCCCAAACCCCGGGGTAATACGTACTATTCTTACAAGTGAACAGTTACAACCTATTCATGATGAGATAGAAAAGATTAAACGAGATTTTACTCAAGCAGTTTCTCAAAATAAACATTTAGCGGGAAATATTGAACATGAATATAAGTTATTTGACTGTCGCGATCATGTGGAGAATCTAACATCTAATTTAGCATATAAATATAATTCATATTGTGATTTGGCAAACAGATATCTAAGTGAGAACAGTTTACAAAATAAGAATTATAAATTTACCCTAGGCGGAGTATGGGTTAATTTTCAAAAAAAATATGAGTTTAATCCAATGCATAATCATTCAGGAGTGTTAAGTTTTGTATTATGGATTGATGTGCCATATGATATTCAAGAAGAAATAGCTCGACCTAGTTCAGTAAATTCTAATAGCCTATGCCCGGGTCATTTTTCTTTTACGTATATTAATAGCCTGGGTAAAATTAGCGTACAAAATATTCCAGCAGATCGAACATTTAATGGTACTATGGTAATGTTTCCATCCGGATTAAACCATTGTGTTTATCCTTTTTATACCAGTGACGAATATAGGATATCAGTGAGTGGGAATATTTACATTGAGGTTACTGATTAACTAAATTCTACCCAACCAGTGATAATATATTTGCTATTACTATAGGGTGGATTACCTCTATGTACATGAGTAAACCCTGCCGGCCATACTAACATAGTACCAGCTGTTGGTTTTATACGTAGACGCTGATAAATAAACTCTGTTTCCCCGCCCTCTTCAACGTCATTCAAGTACAGCATCCAAGCTAAAATTCTATTATTACTGGCAATATTTCCGTGCTCGCAATGCCATAAATGATATCCACCTCCTATCGGTGTGCACTGTATTTTATAATTGGCAATTTTATGACTGTCATAGTAAGTTAATATAGAAAATTCTTCTACATATTTGGCATAACATTCCTTCCAAAAAATATCAATAAATTGTTTGGTTAATTCTTTAGATCCCTCAAGACTCATAGTTTCTTCGTCGGGAATAATTAAAGTATCGTCATGTTTTTCCAGTCGATTATGTTGTGGATTTACTTGTTGGCGTGTAGCGGTTAATCCAGCTTGGCGCACAGTTTCAAAATACTTAATTGCACGTTGACAAAAACTATCGGAAAAAGCATTATGGTAAACGCCGATAAAATCGTTATGAGTAATATTGTTCATGAGTATGTTATATAGATGTTAAAACTAACGGGGTATTTATTGAAAGAAAAATTGCTCAATAAAAATTAATTATTAGCATACGCCACTAAGCCGGTATGAACATAGGAATCGCTGTTATAGGGATTGGGCTGATAAAGTTTAAATGTTTTTGTTATCAAGGGTTCTAGTATGTTACGTTCGGCAGCCACAGGAAATATATAAAAATCCTGTCCTCGAGCATTACCCAATAATTTAGCCCCGTTTTTTTCCAAATTAGCATTAAATTTATCTTGTACTTCCCATTTTTTCATACGCTGCAGATATTTTTGATCCAATGATGCCCAGCCGTATACACGCACCCCGGGAGTACTGTTTAGAGCGACCCAATTACGTCGTCCGCCAGGTGTCTGTTGTTCCCCGGCTAGTATACAGCCTTTTAGTTCAGTGAATACCAACTGATAAAGCAATTTGCTAATTCCCTGTCCTCGAGCAGTAGTCCGAACCATAATAGATGGCACAGTATAAGCAGGCTGTGTTGGCCAGTCTAAGACCGGGTAGACATTTATCCATCCCACTGTCTGACCCTCTTTAAAAATAAACATGTCTATGCCCGAGCCATACCATGCGCCAGTTTTATCCACGGTGTAGGCCAATTGATCAGTTAATCTGCGACTTTGAGCAAGATACTGTTTTAATTTTTTACCAGTGGGCAAGTTGTCATCATCTGCCTCGAAATCTATTTGGGGTATTTTAATAATAGCTTCGTCAGTGAATTCACGTGATCTCATGTAGTTATTTATAAATTACACTCATTAAAATTCTAAATTTCCAGTAACAATATATTTAGGACCACTCAATGGTGGATTACCTCTATGAATGTGTGTATAATACCCGGGCCACATTACCACAGTGCCCGCAGTAGGCCGAATACGACATCGTTGATAGAGGAATTCAGTTTCCCCGCCCTCTTCAACATCATTCAAGTACAGCATCCAGGCCATGGTCCTTTGACAAGATGCTTTACCGTCAACCTCATGATGCCAAACGTGATAGCCTTGCCCGGGCAAAGTTTTTTGTATTTTGTAAGTGAAAATACCCTGTTCAGTCATATTACTCACCGACGGCACTTGACTGATATATTTTGAGTAACAATCACGCCAAAATATCGAAGAAAAATGCCTCACCAAATCCCATGAATGATCTAATTTAATAGTGTATTCACTGTGTGCAAAGACTGCGGTGTCATCGATGTATTGAGCGGGTGTATCCGATACTTGTTTACGTGTGTACCCAAACCCAGCGGATACTGCGTTTTCATAGTATTCAATAACACTATTACAGTAATCTTGGGTAAAAGCATTTTTACACTCTAATATAAATTGGTCCATATATTTCCTTTGAGATATTTATAAACCAACAGGGCCGGGCTATTGAAAACAAGACCCACGCACGAAGTGCAAGCGAGATAGACGTTAGATAATAAAGAGTAGAAATATAGAAATATTAAATATGTTAAATGAACCATTTAAAATTATTCCCCACAACCATTGGATACTATCTAGACAGAGAATTAGGCGAGGAAATGCTAGAAGTGGCAAAAGACCTGTTAGCCGATACCAACAACTTGACCAACACTTGGAATTACCGTAATACCTACAGTTGTGACCTCACGGCAAATAACAGTGTAGATAAGTTTAATCAACGAATAATTGGCTACGCTGATAACTATCTCGACAGCATGGGATTTGACAGTAAAGTTATGAAACAGTATCTGCAGGTGGATACGTTCTTCAGTGAGATGTTTGAGGGAGACAGACATGGCAAACACGAACATCCCGAAAGCCAACTATCGGGTGTAATGTACTTGAGTACACCCCCAAACAGTGGTAGATTGAGACTGTACGACCCCAGACAATACACCAGTTTTCAACAGTGGCCGGTAAAAGAAGAACACGTATTAAACTGGAGATACTATGACATTGAACCAGAACCAGGCTTAATTTTAATGTGGCCCAGTTGGTTAAGCCATGAAGTTTTGATTAATCATAGTGGAGAGGGCAGGATTACGGCAGTATTCAATATAGGTTACCGCCGACTATAGTGTAGCGACAAGAAAAATTGCATGCATGCATTTTCAAAAGGGGAAAAAATTTCAGTTGAAGTTTTCAACCCCTGGGGCCAGAATATACGCGACAGAGATAATACCGAAAACAAAATTTCAAATTATAGCGTACGGAAATTGACGCCAAAAAAGGACGCGGCAAGCGTCCAAGTATTGTAGCTAAAGCTGCAAGCACCCCCCACCCAGTTTCTGCCCCCTACCCCCTGGGGGTTTACTAGACAGAGTCTTTTGGTTGACTTTTCTAACCATTTACTGTATACTGTAAGTACAGTAAGCAAAAAGGAGTTGGAAATGCGTAAATTAACATTAGTATTAGCTCTAGCAGTATTAGTTACAGCACAGGCCCAAGCACATGGTTTTAGAGAGTATGCCCCCAGATATAACTATGCTCCGCGAAACGCTAACTGGGTAGCTCCAGCACTGATGGGTGCGGCACTGGGCTACGCTCTAGCTCAGCCTTATAGAACTTACAGTCAGCCAGGTATTGTATACAGTCAACCCCAGTGTCAGCCTGTTTACCAATCAATTACTATACTGGATCAACAGGGACAACCACAGCAGATGTTACAGCAAGTGGGCTGTCAATAACTGTTGCGTTAATACAACATGTTGATGCTGTTATCTTTTGGTTGACTTTTGGTATCAATTTCAGTATAATAAACACATGATGCAGAATAAAGTAACACGTAAACGTAGACAAGATACTAAGCATGCCGTGTATATGTTAGTGAACACTAACACTAACGAGTCCTACATCGGCATTACTGTATGCGCTGGGCGTGGGTTAACTCCCAGTCGAGCACTGAAAATTCGTTTTCAAAAGCATGTTCGCAGAGCTTTAACAGAGAATAAATCGTGGACATTGTGTCGCAGTATACGTGAGCATGGTGCTGAAGCTTTTAGTATATTACTGGTGGACATTGTACGTGGGCGTAAACCAGCACATGCTCTAGAACGTGAGCTTATTAATGCCAATCGCCCCCCGCTGAATCTAGCATAAAACGGTTGACTTTTGGTATCAATTTTAGTATAATAAACACATAAACAGCAAGGAGCAGAAGATGTCACAAACAGTATACAATGTAGGCGATGATGTTAGCTATGGTATTGGCGGCGACAGTTACTATGACGGTAAAATTACTCGCATTACTCAGAGATTTATTTTTACTGATTCCGGTCGTAAGTATACGCAAAAACAAGCAGCCGACGGCCGTACATACTATACTGTGACTGGCTGCCGTTATTGCTTTTTGAGACCAGGTCGTCAAGAATACTTAGATCCACACTTTTAACCCAAAAGACAGTATAATAGAAACAAAAGGAGCAGATCATGGCAAGTTTCGAAACAGAACAATGGAGAGACGTCGTTACTCATACTAGCCGGGTCGTTTCCGAAATGGAAATGATGGCAGACTTCATACGCAGAGAAGGCGTTATGACCGAAGAGTTCGTGCGTATGTTCGACGAGGTCGTGGCCTGTGCTCGTATAGAGAATGACGCCCGTTGGAGTCAAAGCCCTACCAGATCGTAGGGTCTTTGACTATTAATCCAAAAGACAGTATAATAGACACATACAGAAACAAAAAGGAGCCGAAGATGAGCGATATCAGACCAGACACACTAAGAGTAGCAGACTTGATTCGTATCTTGTCTAAAGTAGATCCCGCCCTGCCCGTGTACATGAGCATGAACATGGAGTATGGTATGGAAGTTTCGTCGGCCGAAGTGGGTGTAGAAACCTACAGCGGTGTTGACTATCTAGTGATCAGCGATACACTAGGTTGTTGACAAAATGGCGCCCCGGCGCCAATATTATCATAGGAACACAAGATGACTAACGAACAACTACTGGCAATTAAAGCTATACATTCACTTAGCTCAATGGCCGCAGACTTTAAATCGGGTGTGGTGGATAACGACTACATCCGCACCCAGCTATTCAATGCTTTCGCGGCATT